CATCAGGAGTATAATATATGGCAACAACATCAATCGGTAGTTCTGGAGTAACCTTTCCAGACTCCACAACACTAGCAACTGCTGCTAGTATTATTCCTGGCATTAAAGGGCAAGCCTTTACCTCATCAGGCACTTTTACTATTCCAACTGGAATAACTGCACTTAAAGTAACCGTTGTGGGTGGTGGTGGTGGCGGTGGAAATACTAGTAGTGGTAGTTTTAATCAAAGCGTTGCTGGAGGAGGTGGTTCTGGAGCAACAGCAATTTCTTATTTAACTGGATTAACTTCTGGAAATACTATTGCAGTTACTGTTGGAGGTGGTGGTGGAGGTAGTGGTTCTGGAGGACAATCAAAAATTGCTTCAGGCACTCAAACCATTACAACAGTTACCGCAAATGGTGGTTCAGCAGGCACAGCCAATACAGCCTCGGCTTCTTCTGGAGGTGCTGGTGGGTCGGCTAGTGGTGGAACAATAAATATAGGAGGAACGCCTGGGGGAACTGGTTTTATAGTAGGTGGTTGCCCAGCACAAGGTCTAACTGGTTATGGAGGAAATTCAATATTTAGTGGAGGAGGAAGCTCAGTTTATAGTAATTTAAGCAATGGAAATAGTGCTACTGGATATGGTAGTGGAGGAAGTGGCTCAGTTCAGTATTATGCTTGTTCTGGTAAAACTGGTGGCTCTGGTTTTGGTGGTATTGTAATTTTTGAATGGTAATCTAATATGACAACTCAAAATTATTTAGTAATAGAAAACAATGTTGCAGTCAATCTTGTTATTTGGGATGGTGATACAGATACATGGCAACCTCCCACAGATGCAACAATGTTAGTTCAAGCAACTACGCCAGCTATGGTGTGGGAATTAAATGGCGATAACCCTCCTGTATATGTTTTAAAAGAAGAAATAGGTGTTGGTGATATTGGATTTACTTGGGATGGTTCAGTATTAACAACCAATCAACCTAAACCAGCAAACCCAACTAAATTACAGCCTGTAACTTCTGGTACACAAACCGCATAATGACTATTGAAATATTTCCAGCCCATCAATTTACTTATGATGGGGCACAGATAAATGTATATCATGCAAATAAAGGTGAGGGATTACCTAAACATAGTCATGGATATTCACATTCAACAATGTGCAATTCTGGTTCTTGTTTAGTAAGTTTAAAAGGTCGTAGCTATACAATTAATAAAAATAGTAAACCATTAAATTTGCCAGGCGGTGAATGGCATGAAATTGAAGCATTAGAGGACAACACAGTATTTGTTAACGTATTTGCTGAAGGGAAATATTAAAGTGTCAGACTTACTTGAAAATAGAGTTGTTCGCCTAGAGGTCCGAACAGATAACCACGAAGAAGATATCAAAGAACTTCGTACTAGTAATATCGACTTAAAAAAGACGATGACTGCTATTGAGAAGAATCTGGCTCAAATTAAATATATTGCTATTGGTGCTTTAGCTGTTGTTCTTGCACAAACTGTCGGCTTAGATAAAGCCATCAAAATGATTCTTGGGAGTTAAAATGAGTACAGTCTTCACTGTAACGAGGGATCAAGTTATCCAGTTAGCCTTACGCAAGTTAGGTGTATTGGAACTTGGTGACACTCCAGATGCTGCTACAGTATCTAATGCGTCTTTAGCCTTAAATCTTTACATCAAACAGATGGCTACTAAAGGTTTAAAGTTATGGACAGTAACTCAATATGTGCTGCCTTTAGTTAACGGTCAAACACAGTACTCTATTGGCCCTGCACAGTACAGCACAGACTTGCAAACAGATAAGCCTCTAAAGGTTATTCAGGCTTGGTTGCGTAACGTTAGTGTTACTCCTAACGTAGATACCCCTATGCAGATCCTAAGTCAGCAAGAATACAACTTCTTAGGCTCTAAAGCTTCTACAGGTGTTGCTAACTCTGTGTACTACCAGATTGAACAGAACACAGGTAACATGTATGTCTATCTGACTCCTGACAACAATGCAGCTACAACTTACCAGTTGTACTTCATGGCTCAGATTCCTTTAGCTGATATTACTACTGGTAGTCAAGTTCCTAACTTTCCTAATGAGTGGATGAATACCCTTGTATGGAACTTAGCAGATCAACTTGCTATTGAGTACTCTGTACCCCAGAACCACAGAGCAGAAATTGCAGCTCGTGCTAAGAACTATGAAGAGCAGTTATCTGATTGGGACATTGAAAGCACCTCTACATTCTTCCAAGCTGACCTTCGTATGGCTAACAACTACTTTGGAACACCTAACTAATGCCTATTGTTAGAATACCTTTGTCTCAACCTATTGAGACTCGTAATGGTTATTTAAACACTGACTCTAAGTGTGTGAATGGCTATTTTGAGATGCTTAACGGCAAGCGTGAGTTTGTCAAGCGTCCTGGTCTAACTACAGTAACAACTAGTCCTGCTTTGCCTTCTGCACAGGCTCAAGGCATTTATTACTTTAATAACTATTTATACATTGTTATTAACAACGTAGTATATCAAGTTAATCCTACTACCCTAGCTCGTACTACTATTGGTACTATGACTGGTACGATTGGTGGTGTAGTACAACAAGTTTACTTTGAACAGACTCTAAACAGTACTTATCTGTTTATGCACAATCAAGTAAACGGTTATACTTATAATCCTGCTACTAGCACCTTTGCTTTAGTAGATAATAGCTCTATTGGTGGTACAACGATTCTAACTGGTGGTACAGGCTACACAGCTCCTACAGTGACTTTCTCAGCTCCTGCGGGTGGCGGTACAACAGCTACTGGTACAGTAAACATTACTTCTGGCGTAGTAACCAGTATTAACATTACTAACGGTGGCTCAGGATACACTACATCAGATACTTTAACTGTTACTATTAGTGACAGTACAGGTAATGGAGCTACTGCTACAGCGTCTCTTACTGGCTTTCCTTCAGGTCCTTTAGTTGCTGGTGTAGCGTACTTAGATACTTATACAGTTATTGCTAGTCCTAATGGACAAATCTATACTAGTGATCCTAATAATCCTAGATCATGGAATGCCTTAAACTACATTACTGCCGAATCTGAACCAGACGCTTTAGTAGGTATTGCTAAGCATTTAAACTACATTGTAACTTTTGGTCAGTGGTCTATTGACTGGTTCTACGACGCAGGAACTTATCCAGGTTCTCCTTTAGCTAACTCACCTACTTACAAGATTGAGTTAGGTTGTGCTAACGGTACTTCTATTGTAGCTTTTGAGAACATTGTAGTCTGGGTAGGTACTTCTAGAGATGCAGGTCCTTCAGTCTATGCTATTTCAGGTGTTAGCCCTACTAAGATCTCTACACCCTATATTGACCGTATTCTACAAAATAGCACACTAGCAGACATTAGAGCTTACTCGTTTCGTATCAACGGACACACCTTTTATGTCTTGACTTTAGCTGATTTAAATGTTACAATAGTATACGACGTAAACGAGAAAGTTTGGACTCAGTGGACCATGTGGGCCATTGGAGACGAAGGTTCAGGAGTTCCTGGCATCTATGCCGAGCAGTACTTCCGTCCTAGCTTCTTTGCCCAGATTAATGATACCTATTACGTCCTAGATGATGATAATGGAACACTGTACACAATGTCAGATCACGTGTATAATGATGCTGGTGCTCCAATCTACTATCGTACTGTAACAGACATTATTGATGGTGGAACTACTAAACGTAAATTCTTTCAGCGTATTGAAATCGTTGGTGACAAAGTACCTGCTACAATGAACATTAGACATTCGGATAATGATTACCAAAGTTATTCTCCGTATAGAGCAGTAAACCTAGACAAGACTCGTCCACAACTTTATCAAAGCGGTGCAGCTCGTCGTAGGTCATGGGAGTTTCTCTGCACAGACAATCAACCATTAAGATTGCAAGCAGCCGAAGTAGACTTTGATATTGGTGAATTAGAACAGTCAGAACCGACACAGTTACAATATAGGACATAATGATTACTTACCAGATAGAGAAATATTCAGATGTAGTTCCTGAATTAGCAGTTCTCTATCCTGAACATTATGAAGAAGTACAGAGTCCTGTTTCTTGCGGTGAAGAATTAGATTTAAACTGGGATCAATACAAGCATTTAGATAATGCTGGAATGATTCAGCTTATTACATGTAGAAGTAGTGGAGAATTGATTGGTTACATTCTTTATATTATATCTAGACATCTGCATGTAAAGACTTGTTTAACTGCTTACGAAGATATTTACTTCTTACGTAAACAGCATAGAAAAGGTAGAACAGGCATTAAACTGTTTCAGTTTGCTGAACAGCATCTTAAGAGCCTGAATGTTAATAAAATACTGTGTTCAACTAAAGTACATCAAGATAACTCTAAGTTATTTGAGTACCTTGGATACAGCTTCGTTGAAAAGCTATTTAGCAAATATATTTAAGGAGTAATCATGGGTGACGTAGTCAGTTCAATTTTCGGTGGTGGCGGTGGAGGCGGTTCAGTTCCTTCAGCACCTCCCTATTCTCAATATGACCCATACGGTGCTATTGGTGGACGTACAGACGCAGCTAATCAATTAAAGACTTTAATGTCAGACCCTTCTGCAGCGTTGTCTCAGCCTGGTTATCAAATGACTTTACAGCAAGGAACTGCTGCTCAGCAAGCTGCTGGTGCTGCGTCAGGTACTCTGCAGTCTGGAGGGCAAGCTGCTGCTTTGCAGGGTTATGGTCAGAATATCTTTAATCAATATTATAATCAACTGTACAATCAATTAGGTACGCTGTCTGGTGCTACTACTCAGACTCCTGCTTCTGCTTCGCAGGCTCAATATAGTGGTCAAATCCAACAAGCTACTTTACAAAATCAAATTCAACAGCAGAACGCTGCTCTTGGTTTGGGTTTAACTGGTTTGTTAGGACAAGGATTATATTCTTCTGGTATCTTTGGTGGTAGTGGTGGAAGTGGTTTAAATACTACTTCTATAGGAAGCGGTGCATCTTCTGGTGGCTATTTTGGTGGCGATGCGTTTAATTTAGGTGGTTATGCAGGCGGAGCTTCTTCTGCAGGCGGTGTTTATGACCTTGCTTACATGGCAGTCTAAGGAACAATATGGCACAATCACCATTTGAGGCACTAGTCTCAGGTATTAAAACAGG